GAGAAGTGTGAGCATCCACGTGATGAATGGGCAATAGGTGAGATTGATATTAAGTGCGATAATTGTGGTATGGTTAGACCTATGAAGTTGGGGAAATGGGAGAAAGCCGATGAGTAGAGCGGATGAGTTGATGCGAGTTTCTTTTAATGGCATAGATTTTACGCCATACAAAGAGGCAAAGAGAATCGTTCAAGGTATTGAAGTTGATTACCTTAACGCAGACCGTAAAGCGGCGAGGAATGCTAATGAGGCCGGACACCATTTGTATAGGGTAGATGTTTTGGAGGCAGAGCTTGCAAAGATGAAAGCCAGGTACGAAGGGAGCGCAGGTTGAAACGAAAAAGAAATTGCTAAGAATTGAAAGACCCATCCGATATAGTGGTGTGAGCAATGAGGCCCACACAAGCGAGGGGGTTATAATGGAACGCAAGGTACTGACAGACAGCCTATCCAAAATACTGAGCACCACACTAAGCTCGGTAGATTCATTGGTGGAAGCATATAAGCGGGATTTGCCAGAAGGGGAAGTGGATGTGGTTGATCTGGTATCTTTCCCACTCTCAACCACACTATCGGCAATGGATGCAATGGTAGCTGTTCTCAACAAAATGGAGATCATGGTGAGTGTGATAGAAGAACACAAAAATGAGAAGGAGGCAATCCAATGAGTGGGCCGTGGATCAAAATCGATATAGCAGAGTTGGAAGACGCTTTCATGAAATACTTGGAGAACGAAGTTTCAGTGGCTTCTCCGGCTATTCGGAAGGAAGAAAGTCGGGTTTTCATGAGCAAATACGTTCTTTCTGATGCAGTAAATAAGGCTCCGGGGGATCTCGTTTAGGTGCTATCCTCCCCCTGTTTAACCGCGGGGTAGCATTGGAGCAAACCGGAGTCTTCTATTTTTGGATAGGCTAGATACTCTTGACGGAGATCTAGCCTTTTTCTTATGTTCTAAATGGAAAGGAGATCGTCATGAGCCTCACTGATGAGGAAAAGGAAGCCATGCGGGAGGCCCGTAGGCTACGCAACAAAGACATCGAACGAAGAAAAGCGGAAGAGAAGGTACTGAGGACCGTCAAGGATGGAAGAGTACCACAAGAGCGCCAGGACTACGATTTAGCTAAAGAAGTCGTGGAGGTCGAGTCTCTGGAGCCTATGACGAAGATAGACACCCCATCCAAGCCACTGAATGTCCCCATGTCCGTGAATGGATCGATGGCCCCACGAAAAGGGAAGCGTCTCAGTATATCCAAGAGGCTCCAGGAGGTATTGGAGTCCCCGGCACTCCTTGTGGAAATGACTTCAGATTATTGCACTGTCTCTGGCCTCGACCCTGAAGTGGCTACTGTGGCCGATTGTGTCGTCCATAATATGCTTCACCATGCCCTGAAGGGGAGTCCTACCCACTTGAAAGAGATCATGGAGCGTATTGACGGGAAGGTTCCGAACAAGGAAGAAGAAAGAGTAAGTGGGAAGATGTCCATTTCGGAAGCCATGGGGTTTCTTGGTACAGAGGGATAGGAGAAGTTTGTTGTGGGAAAGACACGAAGGAATGAGAAGGGGATTGTGAAGCATAAATTCAAATCGAACAAAAAGAAGAGGAAAGAAGAGAAATTGAAGGGGAAGAGGGCCTGATGATTCCAAATAATGCTGTCCAGGCTTATGAAGAGCCGGATGAGGATGATGTAAGACAATCGATCCGACAATACCAGCAATACGCCACGGAATATCCTGTGGAGTATGCCGAAAAGTGCCTGGGAGTGAAGCCCTGGAGTAAACAGGAAGACATTCTACGGGCATTTGCTGACCCGGCAAATACCATGATTTCAGTTCGGTCGGGGAATGGGGTGGGGAAGACATTCCTTGCCGCCACACTGATCACACAATACCTAGACACCCACTCTCCGGGGTATGCGGTTGTAACGGGCGCTTCTTGGCAGGGTGTTCTCAAAACAGTATGGCCCACATTCCGCAGATTGCACTCCCGAGCACCTGTGAATTTAGGGGGCACCGTTCTTGGTACTGAGTGGCGCAGAGGAGAGATGTGGGGGGCCTTCTGCGTGTCCCCGGATGCTCCTGAGAACATCTCAGGCTTCCGAACCGAGAACGGTGCCCTGATCATTGTGGATGAGGCTTCATCCCTGACTCCAGAGGTTTATGAAGCCATCCTTGGTGTCTGCTCTGCCGAAGGATCAAAGCTGGTCCTCCTGGGGAACCCTCTACGACCAGAAGGCCCTTTCTTTGACTCATTCCTCTCCCATGGATGGAAGAACTTCCACATATCCAGTATAGAAGCCGCCAAGCAGAACATTAAGGGTTTGGCTTCTATGCAGTGGATTGAAGACCGGAGAAAAGAGTGGGGGGAGGACTCCATGGCCTGGAAGTCCCGTGTTCTGGGAGACTTCCCGGAGGACTCCGAGGATATTCTGATACCCCTGTCTGCGGTTGGGAGGGCTACAATACCAAGCATTCTATCTCAGAGGGGATGGCTCTATATGGGGGTTGATGTAGCTCGATTTGGGGATGACAGGACGATTATCACCATTCGCGATCAGCGATGCATCCGGTACGCCAAGGCATACCACGGACGGAATCTCATGGAAGCCTGTGGGATTGTGATCAAGACGATAAACGATTGGTCCGTGCGTCCTGAGAATGTGATCATCGATGATACTGGTTTGGGCGGTGGGGTTACTGACCGCTTACATGAGCAGGGATATTCAGTGGTCCCGGTAAACTTCGGGGAAGCGGCTTATGAAGATGACAAATTTCAGAATCGCAGATCGGAACTCTATTGGAACATGCGGAAGGCTATCATCGGAGAGGATAGCAAGAGGCTCTTTGTCCCACAGCAATTCACTGAGTTGGTTCGGGAACTCCCATGGGCACGGTACTCCATGCTCTCAGATCAGCGCATAGCGTTGGAACCAAAAGACAAAATCAAGAAGCGTCATGGGCATAGCCCTGACTGGGCTGATAGTTTGGCTTTAAGCTTTGATGTCTACGGAAACTATGATTTTGCTTGAGATAGCTATGGGTTTTTTGGTTCATAAGGGCAGGATTCTCGTATTCGGGTGTCTGAACTTTCTTTATTGAGGAGATCCGCTGATGAGGTTCCCACGAATTTTCCGAAGAGAACCGACCTACTCCGATGTGGTCAAGCACATCAATAAAATGCCAATAGAACAAGTCCAGTACCTTTCCATGCTCACAAAATCAAGTAGTTTTGGGACAAACTTTATCAGTGCTGTCCAGTCTTCAGCTTCCAATCCAGAATCTTTTTTGCGCTTGGATACAGAGAAGCAGTTGAAGGTTATCCAGAATGCCGCCCTGGTCCATGCTTGCGTGACGACCGTGGCTTCAGCGTTCCAGGAAGCCCCCCTGGTTCTGGAAGAGCGTGGAGAGGATGGGGCCTGGAGAAAGACCAGTGATGAGACCCCGAAGATACTGAGACCATTTAAATTCAATCCCGACTTATCCGAATCTGAGATCATGCAGTATTCAGCGATGAACCTCGAATTGTCCGGGCGTTGCTTCCTGTGGGTGTTGCGTAATGGATTTGGAGAAGCCAATGAGATCTGGCCGATCCCCTCCTCTTGGGTGACTATCATTCTCAAGGACAGCATGACAGATAATGGAAATGGGAGCCGGATCATTGCTGGCTATGAAGTGAGGGTAAACAATAGCTCGGCAAGCTCCAATCTGGAAGGGATCTCGGACAACGAACGCTTCTATGTAAGCAATGATGACATGATAGAGGTTAAATTCCCATCCCCATGGAATCTCGTGGATGCCTTGTCCCCAATCGCCGCTTGCGCTCCCTTCATTGATTTGGAAGGAAAAGCGACATCCTACACTGAAAACGCGCTTGAAAACCTGAATCTCCCTGGAATCCTGATCAAAACAGACCGTCAACTGTCGGAAGTTCAGAAGGGAATGCTCCGGGCCGCGATTGCTGACAAGGTGGGCATGGAGGCCGCGAAATCCACTCTGACCTTCTCAGGAAAAGATATGGCGGTGGATATGCTAAATCCCCTGGAATCCTTCGGGTGGTCAGACTTCCACCAATTAAATGAGACACGAATTTGCATGGCGTTCAAGGTTCCTCCTATTGTCATCGGGGCCTACGTGGGGCTGAAAGAGACCACGGGGTGGGCTTCAGGCGATATGAGAGAAGCCAAAAAATGGCTATATCGGAACACCGTCCACGGGTTGTGGAAGATGATGGCAGATAAGATAGGCCGGAATCTGATCAAAGAATCAGATCGTGAGCGGATGAGGATCGCGTTTGATGCCACCCAAGTCCCAGAACTCCAGGAGGAACGGGGCAAATTAGAGGAACGGGCCTCTCTTCTCTTCAATGCTTCTATGGTCACATTGAACGAGGCTCGTGAGATGATGCTCATGAAGGCCATCAACGGTGGGGACGTGATCAAAACGAATCTCAGCAATATCTACATCCCAACGGATCGACTGCCAGCGGAATTGGAGGAGATCCCCATGGATAACAATGAACAGGGAACCCCTCCAGCGGAAGAAGAGGATGACGATGAATTGGAAGTGGATGAGGCCGAAAATGAAGGGAAATGATCTGATTTGTCCAAAGTGCGAATCGAAGAAGATCTCTCGGGATGGAAATGTTTGTCACTGCAATACGTGTGACACAATATTCTGGATGGAGAAGCAACGATTTCTCTCTTCCATGACATTAAAAGGAGCGATGGACAGTGCCTTACAATTTCTCGGAGGAACAAGCGGAACAGATCGGACAGGCTCGGAACAAGCAGAATGCTCCGATGTTCAACCGGATGCAGGAAGCCCTACTCCTGGCGCTACTCCTGATCGAAGAGGAATCAGCCGGAAGGATCTTGCAAGAGATGCCTCCAGTGGCGTTGGACTCTCGCTCAAGGTGGCAGGCCAGACTCAGAGCCGCGCAGAGTACCGAAGGAAAACGCTCGGCAATGCTGGGATACAACGAGTCCCACCGACTGATGTGGGAGATGGGATTACAAACAAGTCCCCCCAATGAGGAGGAAATGTTCTCAGTCCATATGGATGCCATCGATGGTTACTTCATCTATCAGGCCCAAAAGCAGACACAGAAAATTATTGAGAACATTGACCAGATAACGGAGAAGGCAAAGAAAGCCCTGGCGGTGGGTGTCACTGTTTACACTGCAAAGGAGTTGGCAGGGGCTTACAAAAAGGAGTTCAAAGCCTTTTCCAAGAATTACGCCAGAATGGTTGCCGGGGCCGGAGCAACGTGGGCCATGAATGAGGGGGTTTTGCAGAAGTACGCTGAGAGCGGTATTTCCTTCGTTGAGTGGTACACGGCAGGGGATGAAAAGGTTTGTCCAAGCTGTTCTGCACTTGACGGACTGGTTGTAGGGGTAGGGGAGGCGTTTACAGGAGCCGGAGAAATTCTGAGGAGTGTTACCGAGGATGCAGAAGGGAATGAGAAGATCTTTGAGCGACAAATGCCGGATTGGTCAGTGACTCATCCTCCTCTTCACATTGGGTGCCGATGTTATTTACTGCCAGTAGTTTATTAAAAGTTGTTGATTCAGGTTTCGCCTTTTTGGTAAGTCTCTTCGTAGATGGAGGTCCACAAGATGAATGAAAAGATCAAAACGAAAGCAAGCAAGCCACTGTCCATTGACAAAGAGGCTCGTACCATCCAAGTTGTCATGACCACGAACGAAGTTGATCGTGACATGGATATTGTTGAGACTATGGGCATCGATACCAAGTCATTTGAGAACAATCCTGTCGTCCTCTGGGCGCACAATCCCCACGATCCCCCCATTGGGTCTGTGGTTGAGCTTTCCAAGATGGAGAACATGCTTCTTGGAACTGTGAAGTTTGCTGAGACCCCCAGGGCCGATGAGATTTTCAAGCTCTACGAGCAAGGCCACCTCAAAACGTGGTCTATCGGATTTCAGGGCACAGAGATTGACTACCGGAAGAACGAGAATGGGGATGTGATGGGTTATCACTTCCTGAAATCTGAGCTTCGTGAGCTTTCCGCTGTTCCTATCCCCGCCAACCCTTCTGCTCTGGTAAAGGCTTGCAAGGGATTGACTGATCAGGAATTGTCAGCCCAGCTTTATCAGGAAGCAGGAATGAAGCCGGAGAAGTCGGAAGGATACATCAAAACCGAATCAGGTGAGGTCTTCTTGAACAGTGAAGAGGTTATGGTCAAGGAAGACAAGATCACCATGTCCCCCAACGCCTTTTTGAAGTCCTCCCAGGAAAAAGGGAAAGACCTCAAGGTGGAAATCACCGTAGAGAAGGGCGAAGAGACCTCCACCGAGATCCATTTTGAGGTCGTGAAGGTGGCAGAAGAGGTGATCACTGAATGTAAATTGAAGTCTGTTCGTATTGTTCTTTCTGAAAAGTCAGAGAAGGCACCACTCACTCCACAGGAGCCGAGCCGGACCGAGGAAGATGATTCAGAGGAAGCGAAAGCGGAACGTGCTCTAAAGGCCAAGGAGCGCAAGGAAGCAATCGCGGCAATGCAGGAATCATTGGTCAAATCGTTGAACATTGGATAGTTCATTTTTCGTATAAGGAGTATGTGTTATGCTTATTACTGTTAAGGAGTTGCGCGAAGCCCTTGAGAAGTGCATGGGCGAAATGAAGGAGACTTCTGCTAAGATGGCAGGGGTTGAGGGTGAGGCCCTGGAGACTCTGGAAAAGAGCCATGAGGAGCTTTACACCAAGGCAAAGGATCTCCAGGAGAAGCTGGACAGCGCCATCGTTACCGCTGAGAAGGAAGCGGAAATGCAAGCAAGCATCACCAAGGCTGCTGCCATGGGTGAGACCAAGATGCCCGAGTCCCATCGCGTGGTTGAGACCGAGACCGCCGACAAGAAGCACCACAAGCACGGCGAACTCTTCATGAAGTTCCTGGGCGATGGTCCCAAGCTCATGTCCGGCAACGAACTCAAGGCCCTCCAGCCCCGCACGGGCAACGGCTTTGACGAAGGTGCTGATGGCGCATGTATGCCTCTCAGCATGAAGTTGGCCATGATGGGAACCAAGTGGGCGCTCAACGTTGGTTATTCCAAGGCGGACATCGCTTCTGCGATTAAGGCCAGCACCATGGTTTCTTCCAGCCTGACCCTCGGTGGGTATACCATTCCTGACGATTTCCGTCTTCCGGTCCTGGATCTCCCCGTGGAAGCTCCCCACATCATCGACCGCGCCACAGTCGTTCCTTGTCCGACCGGGGAGATCACCATGCCCAAGTCGAACCAGACCGATGACAACGAGTATGGTGGGATGACTGGTTCCTGGATTTCTGAGGCTGGAGAGAAGCCGAAGACTGACACCACCTTCGAGCAGGTCAAGATCGCGGCCCACGAGTATGCCATGCACACTCAGATCTCCCACCGCCTCTTGAGCCGTTCACCCATCGGGATGGAACGCTGGATCGCCACCAAGGGTCGCCAAGTCTGTCTTGACGCTCTCGATACTGCTTTCACCAATGGTGATGGCAACGGGAAGCCCCTCGGCATTCTCCAGACTTCTGGCATCCGGGAAGTGACTCGGGCCGGAGCCGGAGCCGTATCCAATGCGGATCTGGTTAAGCTGAAGTACGCTCTGCGTCCTCAGCACCGCGCTCGTGGCGTTTACCTCTTGGAGGATGGCGTTCTGGAAGCTCTGGAACTGCTTGAGGACACTCAGAACCGTCCTCTCTTCAAGAACAGCATCGCCAATGGCCCCTACGACATGATCGCAGGGTATCCGTATGTCTCTTCTACCCGTATGCCAACCATTGGCAATGACGGGGACGTGGCCTTCGTTGACCTCAGCGAATACTACGTTGCCATGGAAGAGGACATCGTGGTCAAGCGGAGTGACGATTTCGCCTTCACCAACAACGTGGCTACCATCGCCATCTTCGTTGTTGTTGGCGGTCGTCTGGTTCAGCCTCGCGTTGCCTCCTTCCTTGGAGATGGCGTAAGCTGAAGCTAGTACCAACAATCTAAAGGGAGGGTGCGCCTACCCCGGACACCCTCCCTTTTTTGTTTCCCTGAAGAGGAAGAGGAGGAAGTTATGCGAGTCAACGTGTTGGATAGTGGTGTCGAGTACATGAATCAGGTAGGGCAACTGGTTGTGGCCCAGGTTGGGACATCGGTTTACATGGTTCGGCGCTTGGACGTGAAGAAGTATCTGAAAGAGGAAAAGATTTCTGTGGATTCGGCTGAGATTAAGTCAGCCAAGGTCATGACATCGGTGAACATCGACGGTGAAAAGATCATGGAAGCCGAAGTCAAATACGAAGTGGGTGATTTGGTCGGGTTCTCACGAGGAGAAGAAGAGTACACTGGCGAAATCATGAGCATCACCGCCGGGGGCCGTCTTACGGTGGACGTGGGCGTTGAGAAGGAAGAGAAGTTGATGAAGGTCCATCCTCGGAAAACTGCTGTGGAGAAACTGGCATGATGTTTCGTGTATTAGATGACCGGAAGTTGTCCAATCATGCAGGGGTTCTAGTCGATGTAAAGGCTGGAACCCTTTTTGATATTACAAATCGTCTGGTCTCAAAAAAACTACTGGCTCTGGGGGTAATTGAATCACCTGATGCCAATCGCATGGACAATGAATTGAATCCTAGAGCCTACGGAGACACGACCCTGCGTGTTGGATTCTTTGCTTTTACCTCTCCAGGTTATTCCGGCGGTCGTATTCACTTGTGGCAAATGGCGTGGACTCTCGCAAAACAGGGGGCCAATGTTTGGTTTGTCACAAATAGAATGCCCAGGTGGGCGGGGGACTATCCCACTCTCCCGAATTTGTTTATTGTAACAGAGAACAATGCCCCGCTTCCTCCTGATCTCGATTATGCCGTGACCGATGGGAAGCGCGGGGAAGGCAAGGGAGCTATTCGGTACAAGTCAAAGTACCCCCGAACAAAGTTGACGGTGATCAATTTCGAGACTCCTAAGTGGGTAGCGAAGTACGATCCGAAATCAGCTTCCAATATGGAGGACACTGTTCCGGTTCTGAAAAAAGCTGACGTGCTTTTGGCCAACAGTGATGACTCCTGTACGGACGTTCGGGAGAATCTGGGAGATGTGAAAGTCACCCCCATCCCTCCGGCAGTGAACACCTATGCCATTGAGAAGGCAACGAAGAAGGTGACGGACAGGCCCTACGTGGTCTGGGCGGCGCGGGGGAGTGCATACAAGGGCTATAGAGTGGCCCTGGATGCTGTGATGTCCTATGATGGGGTTCTCGATCTCGTGGCCATAGGAAGCCCAGGAAAGGTTCCCACCGGGACGGATAAGCATAAGATCATCACTTTTGGAGGCCCTATCACGGATGATGAGAAGATGGCCTACATGAAAGGTGCCGTCTGCGTGATTGCTCCATCTCTTTTTGAAGGTTTCGGCATGGTCCCAGGGGAGGCTCTTTGTTGTGGAACGCCCGTGGTGGCTTATGATCTCCCAGTCCTCCGGGCGAATTATGGTGATCGACTCACCTACGCCAAGTGGGATGACAAGGCTGATTTTGCCAGGAAAACCCACGCCATGGTACGCTCTCCGAAGGAAGTTGACATTGTTGATGCTGAGAAGACCTTCGGGATGACCAAGATGGCTGAGAGAATGAAGCCTGTCTTTGTCTCTGCAAACCTCAAGCCCCGTGTGAGCGCCCAAATGATCTGCTATTATGGCCCCACCGTGTCGGAGGCCCTTGAGTCGGTTTATCCTCATGTGGATGAGATTCGGATTGCCTATGGGCCGATCGAACTGTGGAAGGGTGGAGAACCTGGAGATGCCCTGGATCAGATTAAGGCTTTTCCTGACTCAGAAAATAAGATCCTCCTTGAAGTCCGAGAAAAGTGGCGTGACAAGACTGAGATGAGACAGTGGTGTGCCGATAATTCCACCGGAGACAGAATGCTCATTGTTGATGCTGATGAGATCTATGTGGGTTTGGAGAATCTTGTTAAAAGAGATCCACAGGCTTCTTGCCCCCGGTGGATTCATTTTTGGCATGGCGAAGATCATTTTGTTGCTGATAAAGACGGCGATGCCCGTTGGGGCAATCTCTCAAAGGGAAAGATAGGCACCTTCCATCCCCACTATCGCTGGAGCCACTGGCATCCATCCTTCCGGTTCAAAGGGACTCGGGGCGTACAGGCTGTTGATTCCAAGGGTAATGTGGTAGCGAATAGCGCCACCATGCGGAAGGAAGACAAGGGAGACTGCTTTATCTACCACCTCGGCCATGCCCTGGAAGCGGAGTTGATGAAGGCAAAGCATGATTTCTATCTGAAGCGAGACGGCTCCGATAAGGGTCGAAGGGACAGGAAAAAGGCTTGGGCCTCTTGGGAAGGCAAAACGGGGGACCAAGGAGACGGCATTATCCATGAAGTGGATTGGGAATTACCAGACATCGTGAAGAGAGCGTTCAACAAGCTGAAGAGGAAGAAATAATGCTGACAGGATCAATAGAGTGGTGGAACCATATTGCCTCCGTTTGGGAGGAGAAGGGTGATTACCGAGACAGGCCCGATGAGTATACCATGATAGCTTCAATGTTATCAGGGAGTGTTTTGGAGATCGGTTGTGGGTTTGGGACATTCGCCAAGTATCTGCCAGAGGATTGCTACTATACCGGAGTGGATATTAGCGTGGCCATGATTTCCAAAGCCTGGACGGGCAATGAGGGCGATGAGCACAAGACTTTCCTTGTGGGAGATATTCGTCACATGGACTGGCCATCAAAGTTTGACTTCACTGTCTGTATGCAGACCCTTGAGCATTTTACCGACCCGGACCTTGTGGCAGTGATGGAGAGGATTGTGTCTCTCACTGAGAAGGCTCTCCTCTTTTCAGTGCCGCGGGAACCGAAAACAGCCCACCTTGATCACCAACAGGAATGGTTGACGGAGGACTGCTTACTTGCTACGTTTTCGCAATGGGGGAAGACCACAATTCTTCCCACGCCTCCCGAAGATAAGCATTGGGTAGGAGTGATTCAATTTTCTGAGGAGACGAAATGAAAACAGATTATTTGATAGCTCTGGATGAGAAATTTCCCAAGTGTGCCGGGACAGCAAATCCAGAGAAGACACTGCTCTATTCGATCGTTCGCCACATCCAACCCGCTACCGTTCTGGAAGTGGGAGTTTCCGCAGGACATATGACTTGCTGGTTGGCTCTTGCCTTGAAGAATAACGGCAAGGGCCACCTTATCAGCGTGGACAATTTCTCTCGCGCTCATGGGGGAGAAGCCACAAGTGATGCAGTTCCCAGAGCCAGAGTAAGTCGGGCATCACTTTCTCCATGGGTGACTTTCATCACTTCCGATAGTGTGGAGTATCTGAAAGCCCAGCCTGACAAGTCCATCGACTTCGTGTGGATCGATGCCGACCATTCCTATGATGGGGCCTACGCCGACATCACAGAAGCCCTACGCATCGCCAAGATTGGGGTGGGAGTTCACGATGTCTGTCAACTATATGATGGCCCACGAAAGGCTTGCAGGGCCATTGAGCGGAAGAAGAAGATCAAAGGCGTGACTATCCCCGGATTCCGTGGGACATGGCTTTACATGAAAGAGGACTAAGCATGAGCATTGTCACTGTAGATCAGGTGAAGTCTCTTGGGAGGATTACAACGGCTTCCCACGATGTTATTTTGCAGACCATCATTGATGCAGCTGAATCCTTTATTGAAGAGTATTGTGACATCTCCCTGACCTCAGCCGAAGTGGAGGAATCATTGGATGGAAATGCTATTTGTCTCTATCCCTCCAGGAAGCCCGTAGAAGCCGTGACTTCTGTGGTAGATACGGAAGACACCACAGCAACGTTTGATTATGGATTCAAAGCGTTTGGGATCTACAAGCTGGACGAAGAGTATTGGGAGGAGGGTCTTCAGCGGTATACTGTGACCTATGATGGAGGATACACCACTCCTCCTCCGGCTCTTGTCCTGGCCATCATGACGATGGTTCTCCGGTCCTATAAGAATTTCGAGGCACGGGAATCTACCGGAGAGGCCGGGGTGTCTGTGAATTGGCAGTCACTTTGGAGTAAGAATGACGTTCTGGCTCTGATTGAGCCATTTTCGCATAAGTCAGTACTTTCTTGAAGAGGAGGATTTTGTTATGTGGGACCAAGTACAAGAACTATTGATCGCGCTACTGAACACGAGTGCCATGCAGTTGCTTATCCTGGCGCTCATTTCGTATGTCGGGGGTAAGCTCTTCGGGAAGTTCCCCAAGGTCAAGAAGTTCTATGACCAGTACAGGGGCGAAATGATCCGTATCGTTAAGCTGGTCGAAACTGAGATTCCCGATGGAACGAGCAACAAAGCTCTGCACCGCCTGGACCTCGCCTTGCAGTATACTATTCGCCTCATCGAAAAACGTGAGAACCGCGCCCTGTCCGAGAAGGAAGTGGCCGAGGTGCGTAGCAACCTAAGCGAAGTCCACCACGAAGTTGAATCAGCGGGTGTGCTCTAAGATGTGGTCCTTGCTTGCGGGGATTGCTCTCAAGGTGATCCAGATGTTTTTGAAGGGAGACGTAGATGTCAAAATCGAATCCACTGGCGAAGTCCTTGAGCCTGATCCTCGTAAGCGCGATCGCATTGTTGAGTTTTTGCGGATGCACTATAAGGACTCGGGTGGTGATCGTACCCCCGTCGATGCCTCTAATTTTAAGAGAGACGATTCCTGAAGTAAAAGTCTACGTCCTGGATAGTAAGACGGGCGAACTGCTCCCAGGGACAGCAACCATTTACGAGGGCCAACACATTTTCAGCTTGCCACCAGAGGAAGGAAGACAACCGTGACTGAACATCATTCGAGACCGGACCTCAGAGAGAATCCAGGGCTTTCTAAAAGCCCAAGTTCCCATGTATCCGAAGTGTTGGGTGACATTCTTCAACAGGTATTTCTCAGCCTAGATAAGAAGATGGATGCCATGATGAATGGACAGAATAAAATCAACCTTGAGCTTGAGTCGATCAAATCCTCGATCCCACAACAGCCCTGTAAATAC